CCTCGATCGGGAAAGTGAGAGCTGAACCCATCGACGCATACTTGGCGAGGCGTAGAACGCCATGTCCAGGTACGTCAGCCGTCATGGATCTACAAGCTTGAACAGCCGCAAGCAAAGACGGTTGTCCAGCAAGTAGAGCCATTACATGCTGATTCGAAACACGGTCGGAGGCTTCGCTTAGATCAAGCGTCGCCAGATCCCCGCTGAGGGATCCTAGTCGAGCCAGTTCCTGGTTAGGGACTTGGTCATCGATCCCGATCATGCGCGACAGGATGCTATCCTGTTCTAGCGCATCACGTAGAGATCGCTGAAGAGCCTGCTGGGAATACTGCATCCAGCTCGGCTCAATAGCGATAATTCGTGGTGCTTTGAGCGTTTTAGGAACAGTAACCACCCTGACGGGTGGTTCTGAACCGGGTTCGAGAACAGTAAGTTCCCCAACCATCCCACGCAGATGTTCTTGCGCGTTATGGTAAAGGAACTCCTCAGAGAGTATGTGAGCCCTCTGAAGGCGGGTAGTCCAGGTTCGCAAATCCCACTTAGCATTCGTGCTAAGGCGATCTGCGACAGCGCCTGGGCCATGCTTTGGACGCAACCTACCCCAGTCGATATCACTATCGACGAGGTTAACTACATCCTGATAAAGCAAATCAGAAATTCTCTCAAGATCCGCCAAGTAGGCTGGATCTAGTAGAGAATCTGACTCCCGTACGTCCTTCTCACACTGGACAAACTCCTCCATCGCACGCCTCTCACGCTCCAGTGTTACATGGAGAGAGCCACCTTCGCGGGTGGACTCAGGGAGGGCGATCTTACTGAACGTCAACGTGAGTTGACGCACAGCATAGATTGCTTCGATGTCGGGGTCGTCCAGAAGAACACCATTAGCCGGATTGAACACGCGTTGAGTGAAACCTGACAGGAATGCCGGGAGACACGTAGGACGCTTCTTCCCGAAAGAAGAAGCATCCGAGGCAACGACAAAACCTTGATCGAGCCATCTTTGGAATGACTTACCAAAGTCTGCCAGAGTTATCCCGAGAAAGGACAACCCCTCGTGTTCAAACCGCTGCGCGACCGTTGTTTGGTCGCGTAGGGCGCTAGTGCTACATCGTACGGCCAATTCGTTGGCCGTACAGGACCAGAGTGAGATCAGGCACGGTTTAATGCTCTCCTCCTAGATAGGGGGTTCGCAACCTCAGCCTGTATCAACGATCCATACAAGCAACCACCCATAACAGAAAGCTGATATCCGTATTACAGGATGTCAGCGAGCTGAAACAGAGCGGTTACCTGCGGCTGGGTAAGCTTAATGGCCCACTCCTTCCGGAGTCGGTCTTCGGCTACCAAGCCATCGGTCTTGAAGATCTGAATCGCGAGTACGAGGTATCCTACCTCCCACTCGTGAAACAGTTCGTCCAAGATCTTAAGGTTACTGCTCATATCAGCTCCTGATTGGGTGGTTGTTACATGGATTAAGACGTCCACTACGTCCGGGAAAAGGATTCTTGCAGGCGTTTCACGGCCAACAAAAAGCCTTGGAATGCCGCTTGCTGCCGCAGGGTCTGATGTTTCCTGACCCAAACGGTAACTTGCAGAACTCCCTTGCGTGGAATGGGATTTGAACGATCCCCATTCTCCGCAGGACCCCAGACGACGCAGACGTCAGTCTTGTTTGCGTCACCACTCATAGGCACGAGGTGTGCCCGAGAATGATGACCTGGCCTGCGAGGTAGAGCGCGTCGATAACGACCACAAGAGCCACTACAGCCTTCCGGCTGACAGTGATTCGAGGATCAAAATCGGAGCGTCGACGACCGGGAACTACCCGATCGTCCTCAGGGAGAGTGGGATCATCGCTTTCACGGCGACCCCAATCCCTCTGATCACTTCGCGAGCCCTCACCTCGCCACGCCACGAGTCTCTACGACTCGCCAGCGAGGATCTTGGTGAGGAGGAGCCCAGAGGACGCCGTCAACATGGTGATGAACCCGTCGACGACGTTCTTCTGCTCAGCTGCGGTATACCCATCCTCCACGTCAAAGACCATGTGTGTCGACATAGACACACGTCGGTTCTCGACGGGACGGTTGGGATCCGGAGCGAGTTTCTCCACAGTGATCTTGACCATCCGCCGCGTCCTTCCCTTCCTGCCGGACTCGTGAGAGACCGTCAGTGTGGTAAGGCCATCGGCGCTCCGGTAAATGCTAGGGTTCCCCTCCGCGTCCGCAACTGCGACGCGGGGGAGGCTCAGAGCACTTGCCGGGGCAATAGTGATGGAAGCAGGATCAGCAAACGACATAGGCATCACTCCTAGGAGCTCCCGTAGGAACTCCCTTCTGGCTTTGACGGTACTTTGTACCCCTCACTTCGATCGGGAGATCCCGAGCGCGATGAGGATGGCTATCTGGCGGGGTGTGAACCCCTCCCAGGTTAGTCCGAACCCGAAGGGCGTTGCCTGTACACGCTTTTTCACCTCGTGAGAGATGATAAGCGGTCCAGGTACAGCAGTGCCACCCAAAAACCACTGGGGGCCGCTGTAAGAGTACACATACTGACGGAACGAGTGTTCCATCATGTACCCGTACCTCAACACCAGGCCATCGGTAAGGTAGTCGGAAACGTTGGAAAGAACATCTCCAGCGTTCCCGATCCAATCGAGGGCCCAGCTCCAAGGGGTGAGGTTCCAGAGAACTTCTGGCGTAAGATCGGTACCGAGGATGATACTCGCCTTATCAGCGAGACTTCTTACCCCTCTACGAGACTGGTAGTCCGTAGGAAGGTAATAAGTAAAAGCACCCTCGAACCATCTACGACGAGACCAAAGTTCCGATCTCGTAACCACACCCGTCCGGGGAACACCCGGGTCAAAGGCAGAGTGCGTGGCCGCAATGAAGGGCCTTGTACCCGTCCTGTAAACCGAGTTAGATCCCCCGGATTCCGTTGGGAAAACCTTGCGTCGCCGAACCAATTTACCGGCATCGCGTTCGTACTGCGCTAGTCGCGCGTCGAAATCGCGAACGGCTGTAGCGAACTCTAGTAAGTCCGATACAATTGGTTTGTAACCGAATTCGACGGAGAGAAAGTCGCCGCTTGTCTTACGAGCAGCGTCAGTCTTACTCCGCCAAATGGAAGACCCGATCGCTCGGGGTACTCCCTCTCGGTAAAGTTCTCCGAGAAAGGTTGCAAGATCGGCAATGCTATTAGTGGGCTTGACTGAAGCAATAGCCTCAGTCCCCAATGAACCCAAGAGAGTATCACTACTCTCTGGAGCAATTGGGACCTGGATTCCGTCATCATTAGGGTCAGTTGCCCAGCAGACTCCTTGGTAGGAGGCTCTGCTGTTCAAATTTCCCAAAATGTAACGGTCTCTACGCAGATCAGTATGGCCGCTCAGTTGAACGGTCAACTTTTCTGTGCGGAAAGGTCCACCAATATCCCCTCCAAAGCGGTCGCGCGAACGCTTCCGCCAATTTGGGTGGTTTTCCGAGGCAGTCACCTGCCTCCCCTTGAGTTTTGCAGGCCAAGGAACATCTTGATTAAGCAAGGTAGTTTTACCATACCAAGCTTGACCAACAGTGTCCCACAGCGCGCTTTCAAAGCTGTACCTCCGATCCGGAGGATCGAAAGTACGCTGCTTCGTCTCTAGACCCAAGGGCAACAACTCCTCTGGTTCCAGTCGGTTAGTTCCGACTGACTTTGCCTAAACCTGCACTGCAGGCAAAGGCACAAAGCACTACGCCCGGGGCCCCG